CAGGTACCTAGGTGGCCAATCGTTGACCACCCTGGAAGTTATGCACCACACAACGCGAGTTCTTCGCGTGATGTGGTAGTAACCACCTACATCCTTTAGCCCCTTCTTGACTTTTTCATGCCAAGGAGGCTCGTCAAAACTACGTAAAGGGTTCATAAGCTTCCTAAAAAAGAAGCACTGACCCTTCACGTGCCCAGAACGACTCTGCAGTTCTTTGATTTTCCAGCTATAAGAATTTGGCATACGTCTTTTTCCATAAGGATAGGACACATGCCGATAACTGGAAAATATCTCGGTATCTGGAGGACCTATTAAGCTTAAAAGCTTTTCGGGCACCCATATATCGAGCGTAGCTACAGAATCGGAATCCTCAATATCGAAATAGTCTTCAAGTTTCCATCTTATTCGATTTCTGATCGAAAAGAGGTCGCTTACATCGACTACTTCTTTATCAAGGAAAATGGGCCTGACGAGATGTCCCTTAAGCCAGTCGGCACCACAACTTTCACGGAAATCTCCCTTAAAAAAGGATTTCTCCGAGTTAACTGTGAAGCCGATTTTTCTCAGGTAATACACGACCATATCAGCTATTTCATGACGAACAATCAAATCGTCGCCATAAACAGCATGATTATGGAAGCGAAATTGCCCAAGATAATGCTTCTCTACGCCATAAATAATTGACGTAAAAAGCAAAGACTCGAGTGCGAAGGTAAATCCATTCCCCATGGAAGAAATCTTTTCATAATTGATCAGATTAGTTCCTTCGACCCACCCTGAGGGTGAGCGAAGAGCCATGAGGTAGGAGAACCACAAGGGAGGTAACATATAACGACACAGCTCAACAGAGACAGTGTCTGATGCTGCCTTGAGGTCGATGGTAGCAAAATCACCATCGATCGACCCTCGTCTAGCCAACTCTCTATTCCAATCTTGACCATGGTCCAGATCTACGCCAAAGGCTTTAAGCCGATGCCGTATATATCCGTCCACGCCAAGTTGAAGGTATAGATTCATTGTTGGTTCAATCGCAATAGTCCGCTCGGTAAGAGCGTTCTTAGGTACAGTGGTCACACGGTTCGAATCTACAACGTGAAAAACAGTAGACCAGAACATATCTTGATTGACAATTACATGCTTCGGGAGCTCAAATATCTCCCTGAAGCTGTCATCAAGTGCTCCGACCCACCGCTCGTCCTGCTGTATTACCGCACAGGCATAAGGGAGCGCAGCTTTAGTCACGTCATACGGCCAATCTCTGTATTTGTAATAATTACAGATATAACCGTCTGAGGTACTCAGGGTTGCGCCCGGACCATGCCTACAATCCCTAGTAACAGATTCCCAATTCGGTATCTGACCAAGAACGCGAGAGATGAAACTTCTCGCATAGGTCATGACCGAAAGAGTATCAGGTTCTGAAGCGGAACGAAGGTCTCTAATAAGTTCTTTATTAGTTACCCGACATTTCGCTTCAGCCGTGTAAAAAGTTTCATACGCGGCCTCTCGACGATCTATTTCAGGAACGTCGAAAGGAAACTTCTTTAAGAGACTGGTTAGCTGGTAGAGCGCCCGAAAACCGGGTAACCCTCCAGCGACTAGATTAATACTCTGTAAATCCAACTCTGCAGGAAGTTCTAGAAGTCTCATGACATCACGCTTTCGTATGATGTTCATAAGCTTCTTAAGAAATTCTTCATGCAGATAACCTTGCAGGTCTTGCGCTAGAGCGGTAAGAATTCTCCACGGATAATTCCGCGGAAGTCTTAACCTAGGAATAGTTTTCACTAGGCCCGCCCCTGACGATGATCCAATCGCCAACGCTGTACTGCCATCGTAAGAGGTTTAACTGATGACTGATCAAAAATAAAGTCATGAGTCTCCTCGTATCGACGGAAAGCGAACAGTTGGGAAAGAAACATGCTTGTTATCTCATATTCGCAGTTGCGAAACATGAGAGAGGACTTCGTACCATTATATATCAGATTTTGTTCTTTTATATAATTGGCGAAATCGTAAAAAGCATTTCCCAAACACAATCTCAAACCCCTTCCAGGTAGGTCGCCGTACGCGCAGCCATTTCGGAGCAGTTGGCTTATAACCAATGCCCCATTCGGTTCCGCGCATGCGAATTCTACTTGAACGAGTTTGGGTTGTGATCCGCGAGTACCGGTGCACCTTCTTGGTATAACAATACAAGACGACGCATCGACAAAAGCGTGATACTGTCCGTCTCCAGAGGCTACAAAAAAGTAACCATAATCTGGAGAGGTAAAAAGTGTCCTTAATTGGCATCTTGGCCCTCTTTTCAATACATTATATATGTGCGACATTTATTTGTCCTCCATATGCTGAATTAAATCAGCGGAAAAGGTTTAACTTAAACCTGACCATTGTTATGAACGAGGTCCATAACAGTATCATTGTCACGTAAAGCAACAAGATATTGCCTAAGCTCTTTCTTCTGAGCCGAGGTAAGTCCCACAGGGAACGAATCAATGACTTCAGTGGTAGCGGTAACTTTTATAGTTTCACCGTTAACACCAAGCACCTCAAAGTCTCTCGAATACTTTTGAGAAGACCTCTGTGTGCCTTTAAAATTGCCATTGATTTTGGCTGGAACACGAGTAAAGACTAAAGTCTCTTTACTGTCCACGGTATGAAGATCGCCGTAGTACAGACTCTTGTTCGGGTTAATGTTACTGTCGAAAGTGAAAACTTCACTTGTCGGCGTGGCGTTGTTTAATTTATCAACGCTCAACGTGATTGTAGTACCGAGCATGATTTGCTCCTCCTGTACATCTGAGGCCACAAAGTGCCAACATCAGTATATTCTACTTTTGTTAGCAATTCTCGCATCGTCAAACCAACCATATCCTGGATTATTACGTCCCCTTCTCCATTTCGGAGCGGGAGACGACCAGGCATTGTAGATTTGCCATGCTATTGCGCCTAAGTCAAGAAGTTTCAAGCCATCCAATTTAATGGTATAGCTTGGTAGAAAGGGCCGATCAGGATTAGGTAATCGATATCTTGTTCGAATTACCTTCTGGTAGGAACCTGTACGACTATAAATCTTAATATAGTTATACGAAGTCAAATCAGTTCCTGTCTCGGCGGC